GAATTCCAGCAGAACGCATGGAACCGCGCCTCTTACGGCTCCAAGCATCCGCTGTTCAAGGGCGAAGTCGGCATGTGGAACGGCATCCTGGTCAAGAAACTGACCCGCGCTGTCCGCTTTGCTTCTGGCCACACCACCTACAGCTACGTGACCAATGCCAACAAGGCAACGGAAACCGAAACCTCGGCAGCAGTTGCAGCCGCCATTACTTCAGGCTTCGCAGTTGATCGCGCAATCCTGTTGGGCGCTCAGGCTATGGGTAATGTCTACGGCAAGAACAAGTCGTCTGACTATCACTTCAGCTGGCTTGAGAACCCATACAACTTCGACCGCGCACTTGAGGTGGCCGGTGATGTGATGGGCGGTAAGGCAAAACTCCGCTTCCAGTTGTCTGGTGATGATCCGACTGACAATGGTGTTATCGCCATTGACTCTGTTGTTCCGGTTTAATCAACCGTAGCTGAGTAAAGAGACAGGGGCCACAAGCCCCTGTTTTCTATTGTGGCAACCACACCCACAAAAAGTTGTAGCGAGTAAAAAGTGGTATCTACAAACGGGAGTTGAAATGTCTGAAGAACAAGATCCGCTTGCGTCTGCTGTTGCGCTTGAGCTTGCCTCAAAATTCTGGAGCGAAGCCATCGCTGGCGGCGCTATCACTCAGGAAGAAGCAAAGGCATTGATCCCTGTGTGCCTTATCACACCACCCGAAATGGATGTTGCTGAATACATGTCTTCTCTGGTTGGGCCACTTGATCGCGTTCTGAAGTTTGCTGAAGGGCAACCCAATGTCTGATCTAGTCAAAATCAAATATGTCGGCCAGGAAGAATCTTGGTCTGACCACTTGTACAACTCTGGCGCAACCTGGACTCAGGGCGGCGTTGTCGCTGTGCCGAAAGAAGCTGCTGACTACCTGCTGCGGCATCCTGAGTTTGAGGAAGCCCCAAACGCACGGAAGTTCGACCAGGTCGAGCCAGTTGAAAAAGAAGTGGTTGTCGAAGAGCCGCCGATGGTGAATCTTGAAGCGATGACCAAGGATCAACTGAGCCAGTACGCGCACCGCAACTTTGGTGTTGTTATGCCGAAGAAAGAAACTGCTGAATCGATGCGCAATGCTATCCGTCTTCAGATGGGAAAGAAGGTCGTCTAAATGCTAGTCTCAGAATACCTGTCTCGCGTCATGCCTAACGTCATGGGGTGTCCTATCCCAATTGCAGAGCAGGCTATTCTTGACTCTGCTGACGAGCTTTGCCGGGAGTCTCGCATACTGCGTGAGACGATTCAGATCGACTTGATCCCAGGCCAGGCAGATTATGCGCTGACCCCGGCAACCGTTGGTGCGTTCTCTGTAGAGGCTTTGTTCGCCAGGATCGGAACCAAAGATCCTCTTGAGCCAATCACCCCGGATCTCGCCAACGGCCTGGCGGATCTTGCGACAGACCCAGTCTATATCGAGCAGGTTGATAGTGAAACGCTTCGCCTTCACCCCGCGCCTCGCACCGCAGAGACGATGACAGTAACGCTTGTGCTGTCGGTTGAATCAACATCTACAACCGTTCCATCAATTCTTGACAGGTGGCGCGATGGCGTTGTTGCCGGGGCATTGGCCAGGCTGTTTGTGATCAATGGTCAGCCGTGGTCGAACCCACAGATGGCGGCAGCAAAGCGCCAGGTTTTTGACTCAGCACTCAACGGAGCAACCGCCCAGGCCACGCTTGGCAACATGAAGGCGCAACTGCGCGTGCAAGCACACCCATAAACCGCATGGCTAGGTATCGTTCGGCCATATTGTTTATGGCTGTTCGACATGACCACAACCGTCGCCTCAATCCTCGCAACCGCATCACAGCTAGCCAACGACACGGATAACGTCACTTGGACGCAACCTGAGCTAGTCGGGTATTTCAACGAGGGGCAACTGGCTTTGGTCAAGATCAAGCCTGACGCCTACGCCAAGACCGCAACGGTTGCGCTGATTGCCGGCGCGAAGCAAACCAATCCGGCTGACTGTATCGAAATCATTGAGCTACGCCGCAACACCAATGGCGCAGCGATTACGCCATGTGACCGCTCGGCGCTTGACCTGTTTAACCCGAACTGGATGACAACCCAAACGGAAACAACCGTCATCCACTACATGGACGATCCGCAGCCTGACACGTTCTACGTCTATCCGGCATTGAGTGGCGCTGGTTCTGTGCAGATGACCTACAGGGCTGTTCCGCCGACTGTTGCCTACGGCGACAACATGGGCGTGCGCGATGTTTATAAGGACAACATGGTGAATTACCTGTTGTACCGGATGTATTCAAAAGACTTTGAAGGTGGCGATGCCCAACGCGCAGCGGCCTACCTTGGATTATTTAAGGGGTAAGCTATGTCTTGGTATCGTACTGGATCAATCGGCGTCACCAACGGCTCTACTGCTGTTACTGGCGCAGGCACTGCATGGATTACCAACGCAGGTATTGGCGAGGCGCTACTAGCTCCTGACGGCAAGCTGTACGAAATCGCCAACATCGGATCAGATACCACGATCACACTTGGCTCAACCTACCTTGGCGCGACGCAGACAGGGCAGGCATACGTCATTGTTCCATCTCAGTCGTACATCCGTGATCTGGCAGCGCAAGCGGCTGAACTGGTCAATAACTACTCGACCTTCTACAACACGATTGGTCAGGGCAAATTCCCTGACGGTACGGTATCTGCTCCCTCCGTCACGTTCTCGGCTGACATCAATACTGGCTTCTACCGCTCTGCTGCGGATGAAGTAACGCTCGTTGCTAACGGTGTTGCGATTGCCAAATGGGGAACAACTGGCTTCACGATCCTGAACAGCGCGTCAGTCAACATCGACGGCGGCACAATCGACGGCACGGTGATCGGTGGTACGACGAAGGCTGCGGGTAGCTTTACTGCGCTGAGTGCTAGTGGATTAGCAACAGCATCCGCATTAAAAACAAGTTCAACGGATGCGTCCGGCGCAACAAACCACTTTGACACAACCAGCACGGCGTCTGCAAACCTTGGCGGCTCTACGTCAATGATCTATCTGGCCGGTACTCAGCACATCAACAAGGTTAATGGTTCTGTAGTAACTACGACAAACGCTTCCGGCCTCTCAGTCACCGGCAACCTATCCAGCACAGGCAACACCACGCTAGGCGATGCAAGTACAGATACCGTACAGGTCAATGGGTACATGGGGGTTGGTACTGCTCCTGTGGCTAGTCAGAGCGTGCGTATCGTACCAACAGCTTTAACGGGAGCCACGCAGATTGGATTGGTTTCGGCTCCTGTGGGTAGCAGTGCATCGACTTCTTCTGTTATCGGAGTAATGGCGCAACCTCAGACCGCAGCCGCTGCATTTACTACAGCTTACACAATGGGTGTTTATGTTGGTGACCCAATTATGGGTGCTGGATCAATAGCAACCAACAATTATGGAATTCGCGTTCTAAATCAAACTGGCGGTACAAGTAATTACGGCATTGGAAGTGAGGTAAATTCATCCACCATCGCCGCGACAATCACCAACGTCGCAGTAACTTCCAACGTAGTAACCGTCACTACTTCCGCTGCACACGGCCTGATGATTGGCGAAACGCCGACTGTCACTGCGACGACAAACACAGGCATCAATGGCGCTGCGCTAATCACCGCAGTACCTACAACAACCACATTCACCTACGCCAAGACGCTAGGCAACATCACATCAGTTGCCGATACCGGCACGGTTGCTCTGGCTCGTAACAAGTGGAACATTTACGCATCTGGTTCTGCGCCTAATTACTTTGCTGGTAATGTCGGCATCGGTGTTACGCCTAGTGTTTGGTATTCGACCTATAAAGCCATCCAGTTTTCAACAAACGGATCAATCACCGCGAACACTGACTTTGCCGCGTTCTCAAACAACGCATACACGGATGCGGCAGCAGCAGACAGATACCTGACAACGAACTACGCCGGTAGGTATCGGCACGTTGCATCTAGCGGTCAACATCAGTGGTACACAGCGCCATCCGGCACAGCAGGTGATCCGATCACCTTCGGCACTCCAAAGATGACGCTGGATGCCACCGGCAACCTCGGCATCGGTGTTACGCCTAGTGCAAACTGGGGTACTGCAACAAAGAACCTGCAAATTAGTAGCTGCTCAATAGCTGCTCACGCTTCCGCAATTATGGTTGGTGATAACGTCACTGCTGATGATGCGTTTGCAAATTTCAAATACATAAACAACGCTCCGGCTGGTTTCGCATACACAGTAGGAAGTCAGTTTGCATGGTATGGCGCAGCAAGCGGAACTGCCGGCACAGCAATGCCAATAACAAAGGTGCTTGGGGTTTCTTTAGGAAACACCCTAGCCCTGCAAGGCGCAAATTCATCAACCGGCGCAGGTATCTCGTTCCCCGCTACCCAAGTAGCCTCAAGCGATGCGAATACGCTTGATGATTACGAAGAGGGAACTTGGACGCCGACGATTACCTTTGCAACGCCGGGCGATGTCTCTGTCACGTACTCAGTTCAAAGCGGCAGATACACAAAGATAGGAAATCGCGTTTTTTATAGTTGCAGGGTTGCAACCTCGGCTTTCACCTATACCACAGCATCGGGGTCGTTGATGATTGCGGGATTGCCGTTCTTACCGGCAACTTCACAAAATCGCGCTCAAGCAACTATGTTTTACGGCTGGACAAAAGCCGGTTACTCGCAGATTGGTTCCCATATAGCAAATGCGGATAACAATATTTATTCACAAGCAACAGGTTCTGGACAGGCGTTAGCGACTGTTGATACTACGTTTTACGCATCCGGCTCTGTTGTTCAGGCAGCTATTTCAGGTCACTACGAGGTATAAAAATGGCAACTTTCACCGAGCAAAAAGTTTTAAAACAAGTAACCGTGTTGACTGAGCAATCAGCCGCAAACGTCCAATGGGCAAATCAAGTCCTGAAGGATGGCGAGGTTATCTCCGAGCAGTTTGAACGCAAAGCCTACACCTCTGAGCAGAAAGCCGACTTCCTAGCCGAAGTCGAAGGCGCTGAATCCTACGTTGCCGTGCTTGGCTGGTAATGGTCTTCTACACAAATCGATTCATTCCAGATCAGGCCGCTGGCTGCTGTCGCGGCTTCGTGATCTTCATTCGCCCAGAGCGCAAAGGTGATCGCGGTTTGTTGGAGCACGAGAAAGTCCATCGCTGGCAGTGGCTCAGAACGCTGTCGCTGCACTCGCTTCTGTACCTTTTTGTTCCTGAGTACAAGCTAGCCAGCGAAGTCGAGGCGTACAAAGAGCAAGCAAAACACTACACGGATGACCGACTGCCTAAGTTCGCTCGGATGATCTCCACAAGGTACGGGCTGAAGATCACGGAAGAAGATGCGCTGAAGTTGTTGAGAGAAGACTGATGATTATTTCACTCGCCGGCATGGGCGGTATCGCGCCTAAAGTAACCCCTGAATTGCTGCCTGACAACATGGCGCAGACGGCGAGTAACGTCATTCTCCATAACGGCGGGGTGGCTTCCCTGTCGAATACCACAACGGTTGCTACGCCAACCAAAGCAGGCACTGCGGTAACGATCTACCGCTTCGGCAGAAACCAACCGGAGACTCAATACTGGTTCAAATGGACAACGCCGGTTAATGTCGCACGCGGCCCGATTGCCGGCGACACTGAAGAAACCACTTACTACACTGGCGATGGCCTGCCCAAGAAAACCCGATTCAGCCTTGCGACTTCCTCTGGCACGGATTATCCGGTTGCCTATTACAACCTGAAAGTACCCGCGCCTACCGCTGCGCCTACGCTAACCCTTGTTGGTGGTACTGGCCCCGTTGTTTCAGAGACTCGCGCCTACGTCTATACGAATGTTTCCGCCTGGGGTGAAGAGTCAAGCCCTTCGCCGGCCAGTATCATCGAAGTGAGTTCAACAGGTGTCGCCCAGTTATCTGGCTTCTCTGCCGTGCCAACGGGTTCTTATTCGATCACGCAGCGTTACATCTATCGCTCGGTCACTTCGTCCTCTGGTACGAACTACTACTTTGTTGGGTCGATTTCTTCAGTGGCAACGACATTCACTGACGCAGTGGATATTGCTTCTGTTGGCGAGCCGCTTCCTTCGCTGGACTGGGATGAGCCGCCCGACGATCTGTTTGGATTGATCTGCCATCCGTCAGGGGCGATGTGGGGTATCTCCGGCAAGGAAATCTGCCCGTCTGTTATCGGTGCGCCTTACGCCTTCCCGCAGAAGTGGCGGCTGACCTGTGACTTTAATCCGGTGGCTCTTGCAACGATGGGGCAGGGCGTCATCGTCCTGACGGATGGACTTCCGTACTTCATCAATACCGGCGATCCTGAGTCTGCCCAGATGATTCGGATTGACGAGGAACAGGCGTGTGTCTCGGCGCGTTCTGTGGTTCAGTTCGGTGGTGGGGTGGTCTATGCCTCTCCTGATGGTTTGATGTCGATTACCCAGAGCGGTGTAACCAACCTGACCGACAAGCACTTTGACCGCAAGGCGTGGCAGGCTCTTAATCCTTCTACCTTGTTCGGCGTTAAACACGACAACCGTTACTACGGCTTCTTCGCCACGGGCGGGTTTGTCCTTGATACCTCTGGCAACTTCACGCTGCACACGATCAATGCGACTTCGGCCTATGTTGATCCGGTGCTTGACCAGTTGTTCGTCGCGGTTGGCAACTACATCAACAAGTGGGATTCCGGCACAGCCTTGACCCATACGTGGAAGTCAAAGCGGTTCAACCTGCCAAAGCTGACTGCGTTTTCTTGCGTGCAGATCAAGGCCAATTCCTTTGCCAACCTGACATTCAAGCTGTACGCAGGCGGTGTTTTGAAATACACCAAAGTCGTGACCTCTGCTGATCCGTTCCGTCTTCCTTCCGGGTTCAAGTCTCGGCTTTATGAGTTTGAAATAACCGGCACGGATCACTGGACTTCTGCCCATATTGCTCAGTCAATGGAAGAGTTGAAGAATGTCTGATCCGTTATCCGCGCTGAGAGCCGTCACAGGGCAAGAGCCTAGCACCACGACAAACGACTTCCCGAACATTCCATCTGTTCCTCCGGTATCGAAACCGGCTGAGGCTAACTTCCTGTCGTCGGTCAAGGCGTGGATTGAAAAGGCTGTTGGAGCCGGTGGATTCGCTTCGTACAAAGACCTTGCAAGGTACGGCCTGATTGAGCAAACGCTTGATGGAACTTACGGCCCTGTTCGCCCTGCCAGCCAGATAATCCCCCCGGTGCCGACCAACGTCATTGCTTCCGGTGCGATGACCAACATCCTTGTTGAATGGGATGATCCGGCTGCGGCTTACGGCAACCACTCCCACGCTGAGATATGGGCGGCTGAGACTGACAACTTTACGCTGGCTGTTCTGGTTGGCGAGTCTTCCGGTTTCACCTTCGCGCATTCTGTCGGCCCAGCCTCTACCCGCTACTACTGGGTGCGGTTCGTTTCTACTTCGGACAAGGAAGGCCCGTACCAAAGTGTTGGCGGGGTGCTTGGCGAAACGGCGGATGACCCAGCTTACCTCCTTTCAGTCCTGAACAACCAGATCACAGAAGCCCAGCTTTACACTGACCTTAACACCCGGATTGACCTGATAGACACGGCTGGCCCTGCTGACCTGCCGAATGGTTTGATTGCCAAGGTTCGCGCACAACAAGGCGACATGACGCAAATCGGCAACGATGTCGATACCATCGGCAACAGCCTGCTGGAAGCCGCGCTAAAGATTCAGGACAACACTGACCTTCTTTACGACGCAGGGGTGACAGTAACTCCCGGCACTGGCGAGGTCTATATCTACGCGGTGCGTGAGGCTGAGAACCGGCTGGACGACGCAGAGATTCGTTTAGATGCTGCGGAAGCCAGTATCACCCTGAAGGCGTCTTCTACCTACGTGGATGAGCAGATCGCCCTAGCCGTGCTTGATCCTTCGCAGATTGCTGACCTGTCTGGTGTGAATGCACGGCTTGCTACGGCGGAAGCTGACATCGACGGCCTGAATGCTGCCGTGGTACTCAAAGCCTCGCTGGTTACGGTTGATTCTCAAGGGGTTCGGCTATCCACAGCAGAGTCAGACATTGACGCACTTCAGAGCGAGATCGTCAATAAGGTTGCCAACACCACATTCGATGCGGCAGATGTTCGTCTGACAACCGCAGAATCACGCATCACGGCCTACGACAACGCTGGGATTATCAACACGGTTTCCGATGTTCGCCAGTTGCAGAACGAGGCCGAGGACGACGCCGAAACGCTACTGCGCAGCATCCTGATCGGTGACTACACACTGAACGAGTCTCGCGCTGCTGTGGCACTGGCTAGGAACGAATTGACGGCCTACGTTGATGACGGCCTGAACGCTGAAGCGCAAGCAAGGCTTGAACTCGCTACTGCTGTGGATGGAAACGCCGCCGCGATCCTGTCCGAGCAAACCGCTAGAACCAACGCTGACTCTGCAATGGCGACGGACATCACGAACCTTGGTGTGTCGGTGAATAACAATACCGCCGCGCTTCTGGTTGAACAAACCGCTAGGGCTGACGCTGACTCCGCGCTGACCAGTTCGATTGCCGCAATGGGTTCTACCGTTGCCGGGAACACGGCGGCGATCCTGGCTGAATCAACCACAAGGGCCAATGCCGATAGCGCAATGGCTTCGGACATCAGCACGCTTAACGCATCGGTGGCTGCGAACACGGCGGCTATTTCCACGGAATCGACCACAAGAGCAACTGCTGACTCGGCGATGGCAAGCAGCATCACGACTTTGCAAACGACTGTTGGGGAACACACCACGGCAATCGAAGTGAGCGCAGACGCCATCGACGGTATCTCTGCCACATACACGGTAAAGATCGATAACAATGGCGTGATGGGCGGCTATGGGCTGATGTCTTCACTGGCTGAAGGTGGTGCTGCGACATCAAAGTTTATTGCCTCGGTCGATCAGTTTGCAGTGGTAGCACCGGGAAGAACAGCAGGCCAGCTTAACTCGGTTCCGCTTGCGGTATTGACCACGGCGCAAACCATCAATGGCGTAGCATTTGCCCCCGGTGTTTATATCGACGGCGCTTCAGTCAATGCTGGCACGATTGGCAATGCACAGATGGGCGTGGCTTCGGTTGATACGCTGAATGTTGTTGATGCGTCGATCAACAATGCAAAAATCAGTGACCTAAACGCCAGCAAGATCAACGCTGGGTATATCTCTGCTGAACGCCTGGCAGCCAACTCAATCAACGCTGATCGTCTGGTTGCCGGAACAATTACCAGTGACAAGATCGCTGCTGGAACGATTGCCGCTGACCGGATAAACGCAGGATCTTC